ACGCAGCAGTTCGAGAGCTTCAGGAAGCGAAACAAACTATTGAATCACTCAATGTAAAATTGGCAGCGACAGAAGTAACTGCACCTAAGACTCGTACAAACGTAGAGGGCGCTGACGTAGATGCCACTGAGAAGTTTAAGCAATCATTGCCGCTCATATACGATGTAACACCACTTGATAACCGTAGAAGTAAATTTAGTGCCAAGTTTGCAGAGACAGAAGAACCATTTGAAGACTACTACATTTACAAGGACGGAAAATATCGGGAGGTACAAGCCGAAGAGGCTGCCACGTTTCGAACCGAGTTTCTCGCCAAGCAAGAACAAGAACGTAATCATGCGGATATGGCACAACATAGCAGTGTGGAGGACGAGCCAGTAACAGTGCCAGCCTTTCGTGAAGATAGCGACAGCACAACCAGTGGATTGGATCAGACATACGCTAGTAGCGAAGTGGCAGGATCGGAAGTTAGCCGAGAAGAATTCGAAGCACTTAAAAGCACAGTGAAACGGCTGGAGAGCGCAGTATTTACAGTGAGGGAGGTAGCTTAGGCTACCTTTTCTCCTCATGAAAATAGGCGATAGAGTACTTCACAAGTCGGGATATAAAGGCACAGTAAAACGAATTGTAGATCCATGGGTATTCGTGGTTATTGATGGCATGAATACAGCTATACCGTATGGCATTGGGAGTTTGAAAGTTATCGAAGAGGAATAAAAAGTTATCTATAGGGGGGATACACATGAATTGGAAGGAATCATACGCTGATACATGCGCTGAATTGCAGATGATGAAGCTCAGAGAATTCGAACTTCGTAAGCAATGGGAAGCAGCTCATAAAGCTATGAAAGAAGGTAAAATGCCTTCGAGCATCTATTGTCATATAGATCTGGTAAAGGGACTAGAACTGTATAACGTAGCTGCTGATAAACTTAATGAGTGTGTAGATGAAGTCCAAAGATTGGAAGGAATTAAACGTCAATATGAATCATACATGGATCAATTCACAGGGTTAGATAATGTAATATTGTCCAAACGGGCACAGGGATACAGCTTGAAAGAAATAGCTGCGTTTACTGGACATTCATACGGATATATCAGAAACAAAATGGCGAAACATGACAAAGTGGTGACACAAAGTACAAAAGCATCGTGATATAATGGTTTCATGAGGAATTGGCATTCGGTAGCGCGCGAACCGCCCCTAAGTGCTGATTCCTCGTCACTTTCATTCCCTCACTGTTCACTCCTTACTCAGCGTCGATTGCTACGGGTCGGCGCTACTTTTTTTTAAAATATCAAGGTAACGGTTAACTCCGTTGCCTTTTTTGTTTTATCTACGAAGCGACCGAATAATCCCAATAGAATGGGGGCCGTAAAGGGTTGAAGCATTCAGACCGATGGATATACCTCTTATACACATCAATGTTTATAGCATACACAGGGATAATTTATTTAACGTATTACTGGAGGTGAGAGGAATGGCTGAAGGAGAAGTCAAAGTAGGACGATTGATACCAGATCTGTATGTGCTTGATACAAGCAAGTTAAAGACAATTGGAGATATCGTGTTGCTACTTGGAAACATGAACATAACAACACACGAAGGTACGCCGGGATTTGATGAGATCAAACATTTATTCAAGAAAGTATAGAGTGAGGTGAAAACAATGGCAGACTTGAGACCGCAGATTATGTTGTTTGTAACAGAGTACATCAAGAATGGTGGTAATGGCACAAACGCCGCGATAGCTGCCGGGTACAGTGAGAAATCAGCATACAGCCAAGCGAGTAGGTTGCTAAAAAGTGTTGAAGTTCAACAATATCTTAACAATACTCAACAAAGTATTAACAAGGACTTGCGTATGATGTTCGCTGAAGATGCTGTTAAGGCATATACAGTAATGCTTGAGGTGATGAACGACCCCTTAACACCACCTAAGGATAGGCTAGTTGCTGCAAGGGATTTGTTGGACAGAGCTGGTTATAAACCAGTTGATAAAATCCAAGCAGATGTGGATGCTGAAATAAGTTTCAAAGTATCATTACCGGAGGGATTGGGCGATGCCGACGATTAACATCGACTTAACCGAGTTGCCGACTCTAACTAATGATCGGTTCTATCCACTCTACATGAACAAGGATAGATACTTGGTGCTGATGGGCGGCGGCGGTTCGGGTAAGTCGGTGTTTATGGCTCAGAAGATCATCTTACGACTACTGACTGAGAATAAGCACCGGATTCTTGTACTCCGTAAGGTAGCTAAGACGCTGCGTGAATCAGTGTTTATGGAGCTTAAGAACGCTATATACCGTTGGGGATTAGAGAAACTGTTCAAGATACCTAAGGGAACGAGTTCAGAACTACACATAAGCTGCATCAACGGTAACGAGATCCTATTTGCAGGGCTGGATGATGTAGAGAAGCTAAAGTCTATATCAGGCGTTACTAGCGTGTGGATGGAGGAAGCAAGCGAGTGTTCACCGGAAGACTTCAGGCAGCTTGATATCCGGTTACGCGGTAAGACAATCAATTACAAGCAGATGATGATTACCTTTAACCCTATTGATATTAATCACTGGCTTAAGCGTGAGTTCTTCGATCAGCCTAAACCAAATGCCACAACGATCCATAGCACATACAAGCATAATAAGTTCTTGGACGCTGATGCTATCAAGGTTCTAGAGGCGTTCAAAGAGACTGACCCATACTTCTATCAGGTGTACGCGCTTGGTGAGTGGGGAGTACTTGGTAAGACCATATTCAACGCTCAGAAAGTTAGTGAGCGCATCTCATACCTTCGCGACCATGATCCATTGGTGCAGCGAGGGTATTTTATTTATCAGAAAGATGCAGCTGATAAGATCCTTGATACCACTATTCAGTGGATTGAGGACGAGAATGGGTACATCAAGATATTTGAGAGACCACAGCCGCAAATACCTTTTGTAATTGGCGGTGACACGGCTGGTGATGGTTCAGATAACTTTACTGGTCAGGTGATTAACAACGTAACAGGCAAGCAATCAGCCGTCTATAAGAACCAGTTTGATGAAGACTTATACGCCGAGCAGATGTATTGCCTTGGTAAGCATTACAATAATGCACTAATCAGCATCGAAACCAACTTCAGCAGCCATCCAGTAAAGGTGCTCAGTCGATTGGGATACACAAATCAGTACATCAGAGAGCGCGAGGATACCTTTACAGGTTCCATTACAAAGGCTTATGGCTTCCGGACAGATAAACTTACTCGACCATCAGCAATTGCAGGACTGGTAACCGTTGTACGCGAGTCAGTCAATTTGATCATGGATGTAGACACGTTGAATGAAATGTTAACCTTTGTCCGCAACGAAAAGGGACGACCTGAAGCACAGGAAGGCGCTCATGATGACCTTATCATGTCGCTGGCTATTGGCTATTACAGTAGAGGACAACAGGATAGTACGCTGCTTCAGAAGGCGATTGAAGTACCAGTCACACCATTTCCATTTCGTACAGACGAACCAACTGGAGGCGATTATTTAGGATGGTAAAACAATACGGTAACTGGTGCAAGACTAAAGGAACGTTAGAAGACATGCCAAAAGGATTGGTCGACGAGATCATAGACATGATGTATGAACAGGCAACAGAAGAACTGGCAGCCGATGGCATTGTCATAGCAAAACATACCGTTGAGTGGCATGTTGACCAGATGGATGATGACCATGTAAGAGTGGCTTGGAAGGCAGTGATATAGGGATGAAGGAAGCAAATGAACTCGGTGAGCTCCTGAAGCTCCCGAACTTGGAAAATGAAACAATCACATTGATCAATGCTAAAATGCGCGAGTTCATAGGTGAGGTTAAGCCAACGCCACCAGAGATCAAACAAGAGATTGAAACGGTAGTAGCTGAGTGGTTAGGCGGCGCTAAAGGGGGTGAGTAGATGTCAGAAGCATTAGATAAGCTAGCTGGTGAAATGGAGAAGCAATATAAAGATGGCCTATCTTATTTGCGTAAGATGGGCTTTCTTGATAAATGGCCAGAGTATGAGCGATTTAAGTCTGGTGACCAATGGCCTGCCGCAACAGCTCGAACTAAGTCATTACCTCGTCCGGTATTCAACCTGATCAAGATGATCGAGACGCACAAGGTCGCTAATGTCATGAGTGAGCAGATCAATATGCTGTTCAGCCGGGAAGAGGCAGACGAAACGCAGGGGCAGGAAGATATCGGTGATCTGTTCAGCCGTTACTCTGCTGCCACTTGGGAGAACATCAAGCAGGATGATATCAATGAGGAAGCCTTGGATATAGCAGCCAACACCGGGACAGTAGCAGTGCATTATTACTACGATATGAGCATCAAAGGCGGCGTGCAAATGCCATATATCGGAGAGATGCAAGGTGAGGTTATCGACCCTATCAACATCTTCTTTGGTAATGAGCAACAGCGTAACGTGCAGCGACAGCCGTACATCATCATATCCAGCCGTGAGAGTGTCAAGAGTGTCCGAGATTATGCCAGAGGTAATGGCATGAGTAAAGACATGGTATCTCAAATCAAGCCAGATAAGGATACGCAGGACGAAGGTTACGACATGGCTAAGACTGAGGTTGCAGATAGCGGAAAGGTGACTGTGATTACACGATACTGGAAGGGTAATGGTGGCAAGATCATGTTCAGCAAGGCTTCTAGTGGAATGACCATTAAAAAGCCTACTGACACGATGCTGAGTCGTTACCCAATCGCCGTGATGCAATGGGAACGCCGTAAGAAGTCTATACGCGGTATCGGTGACACTGAGGGGCTCATACCTAACCAAAAGGCTATCAATACACTGGTAGCTATGCAGATACTCTCTGTACAGCTTACAGGCTGGCCTAAGCTGATCTATAAAAAGGGAGCGATTGACCCGAGCAAGATAACCAACGCTCCTGGTGAGATGATTGAGGATCACTTACCTGTAGGTCAGGGTGATGGTGCTAAGTATCTTACTCCCGGTAATATCAGCGCTGTGGCTGGTAACCTAGTTGAATCTATATTAGCTTACACTCGCCAAATGACAGGCGCTGACGAAGCTTCTACAGGTTCCGCGCCGTCTGCAGACCTCAATGCAACAGCAATTATGCTTCTACAAAAGGCTTCTGCTATTCCAATTGAGTCCATTAAGCGGCGTTTCTACTCGTTTATCGAGGACATTGGACGTATATGGGAGGACATTTGGAAGGTTAAGTACAACTTACCGCGTCAAATTAACCTTAAGGATGATGATGGCGAAGATTATTCAGCTGTATTTGATGGATCTCAGTATCAAGATGTACCTATGCAACTAAAGATTGATGTCGGGCCATCATCCACTTACTCCGAATCACTCATGCTTTCCAGCTTAGACAAGGCGCTTGATCGCGGTGACATCGACTATGTGCAGTACCTCAAGTACGCACCGCATGCAGTCGTACCGTTCCGAGACAGGCTCATGAAGGAGTTGGAAGAGAAGAAGGGTATTGTTGGTCAAATGGAACAATTGATTGCGTCCATGCAGCCTGAGGAGAAGCAAATGTTTGATTCATTGCCACCAGATCAACAGTTTATGTTCCTACAGCAGAACATTCTTGCACAACAGCAGCCAACAGCCGTACCAAATCAACCACAAGTAGTTGGTATGTAAAACGATGGGACCTTCGCAGAGCAGCGTGGGTCCCTTTCTATATACAAATTTGCCCCAACCATAGGGCAAGGAGGCGTTACACATGGAAGAAACCGCCAACCATAGCGGCATTGAAGCACAAGAAGCACCTGTCACCGAAGTGACTGAGACGATAACAGCACCCGAAGGAGAGTCTTCCCCACCACAGGAAGAGCCAAGAGGGAT